CCACTGGCTGTAAATTTCGTGATAGACAACCAATTTAAAAATTATTGGATTTTATGGAAATGGTTAGCAATTTTAAACTCCCCTACAGAATCTTTATATAACGGTACTGATCCTAAATTATACTCTTGGAAAGAAAGAATATTAGACGGAACTTTAACAGAATATCAAACAAATCTTTCTCTTTTGTGTAAAAATGAATACAATCAAACCATTATTGAATTTAAATATTTAAATGCTTTTATAACAAATTTAGGGGGTATTAATTATGATTATTCTGACTCAGATATTATAAAATCATCTGTTAATTTTCAATTCAGTCAATTGGATGTTAACTATAAGCCATAAAAAAACCTCAAAAAAACATAAATAAAATATATAACATTATGGCTAGATCAATTAATTCACCAGGTATACAAATTATAGAAACTGACTTGTCTTTATATCAACAAGTCAATGTAGGAACAACTGTTTTTTTGCCGGGTTTTGCTCCACAAGGACCTATAGACGATGTATTATTAGTAACTTCTATTTCAGAATTTGAAACCATTTATGGTATTCCTGAAACTGCTGCTGAAAAATATTTTTACTATTCTGCTAAAGAAATTTTAAGTTCGCCTGCTACACTTTTAACAACTAGATTACCGTATGGTTCAGGTTCAGGTGACGGATTTGCTACTCATTACAGTGCTTTATTATACCCTGTAATATCTTCAGACAGTGGATTTAAAATAGGATCTCCTGTTCATACTGCTTTTGATTCTAATACTTACGATAATATTTTACAAAATAATTTTACATGGAAGTCTCTCATCACCGAATCAGAGTCTGCTTCTTTTGATAAGAGTAATAATGAAATTGAAGCTGGTATTGTAATTATTAACTCTGCTCAAACTACTATCAATCAAGCTTTTGAAGGTTATTATGTTAGTATTGCAGATAATACGGAATTTGGTCCTCAAACTGATTTTACTGCAGTTAATAAAATGTACAGTTTAACTGGTACTAATAGTTATTATAACGTACCTTCTACTAGATTAGGTTTTGCATTATCAGGGTCTAAATCAACCGCAGGTTCAAATTCTGTATCTGAGGTCATTGAATCATCACCCGTTTATGATTTTAGTGATGATTATTACAGCGATTCTGTTATTATAAACATTTTTAGAATGAGAAATTCTATTTATGAACCTCAAACACTAACATTCGGTGCAGTAGAAACTCACATTGGTTCATTGGATGTGAATAAAAAGACAGTAGCACAAATCGGTGGAATTAAAAAATCTTTTTATTTAGAAGACGTTGTCAATAATAATTCTTCAAATATTAAAATTTTAGTTAATCCTTTTATTTCCCAAAAAACAAATTGGACTAATCTAAGTTCAATCAATCCAGATAAAAGTGTTAGAGTAGAACCTGAAACCGAAGCAGTTTATCCTTTAGGTGTTTGGTCACCTTCCTACAATTCTAATGCAAATAAAGAAACAGGAAATTTAATTACTAAGTTGGAAAGAGCTTTAACTCATATTGAATCATCAGAAACAATAGAAATTGATTTATTAGTTGACGCTGGTCTTTCAACTATTTCTGCTAATGCATCTGCGGGATATTTTGATGATACCATTTTCCAAGATACTTCTTTATTAAGAAATATAAATTCAGACCCGATTGAAAAATGGAGATCGGTTTTTAACGTTTTTAATAGCTTTGTTTCTGATGTTAGAAAAGATTGTGTTTTTATAGCAGATCCATTGAGACAAATTTTTGTAAACGGTGAAAATACTAAAACAGTATCTAAAAGAGGAGCTACATTTTCAACTGATATTTACACCCCCCTTAAAAATTGTTTTAGTAGCATTAATTCAAATTATTCAGTTACTTACGCTAACTGGATTAAAAACTACGACCCATATTCTGATAAATTTGTATGGCTTCCTGCCTCTGGGTACGCAGCTGCAGTTTACGCACGTAGCGATACAAACACACAACCCTGGATAGCCCCCGCTGGTTTAAATAGAGGTACAATTAATAATATTGTTGAAATTGCATTTAATCCAAATCAAAAACAAAGAGATTTTTTATATACAATTTCATTGAATCCTATAGTTCTTTTTTCTGGAGACGGGTTCGTAATTTTTGGTCAAAAAACACTTCAAACCAAACCATCAGCATTTGATAGAATTAATGTTCGTAGACTTTTCTTAGCTCTAGAAAGAGCAGTAAAACGTACATTAAAATATTTTGTATTTGAACCAAATACAGAATTTGTAAGAACAAGAATGCGCAATACAATTACACCTATATTTGAATTAGCTAAAAATACTGAAGGATTGTATGATTATTTGATTGTTTGCGATGAAAGGAATAACACACCTGATGTAATTGATAGAAATGAACTAGCAGTAGACATTTATATCAAACCAGTCAAAGCTGCTGAATTTATCTTGGTTAACTTCATTGCCACCAGAACAGGTCAAAGCTTTCAGGAATTAATTTAACAATTTAAATAAATAATAATAATAATATGTCACAAAATATTTCAGATTTTTATAGATCAGTACAAACCAAAGACTTTGCACGCCAATTCCAATTTCGCGTAACACAGTTAGCAAACACTAATTTTGGTGAAGATGTTTTGGTGTATTTAGAAACCGCAAATCTACCCGGTAGAGCTATTAATAACGTACAAGTCCCTTTTATGGGTCTTAATTTTAATGTTCCTGGTACAGCTTCTTACCCTGGATCAGATTCATATGCTGTTACTTTTAGATGTGATCAAAATTATGATATTCGATCAAGATTAGAAGAAGCGACTTTTAATACTTTTGATGATGGTCTTTCTGTTGGTAATTATAATATTGCCAGGAACTCTTCTGTTATTTCTTTAAACTTATTAGGCAAGAATGGAGCTACTATTCGTCAATATACACTTTACGGAGCTTATGTTGTTTCTCTCGGAGATCTTAGTTATAATTTAGGGGATAACGGTACAATACAAACAGTACCAGTAACATTAGCATATCAATATTGGAGAGTAACTTCTACCGGTAGAGCCATTCCAACTTTTGACAGATAATTAGCAATAAATAATATTGCTAATATATGGGAATTTTTAATTCACAGATTCCGTTTTTTTTGGAAAGCTTTTTAAGCAAACCTGCTAGTGCTTTACCTAAAGGAGCTCAATGGTGTTTGGTATTTGAAGGGGGTGATGGTTATAGTAACATTATACCAACAGATGCAATTAAAACGGGTGTTAGTTTAGAACCTAAAAAGTGGGAAATTGAAAAATCAATTGATGTTACTTTAAGCCCGGATTACCAAACTGTTAAAGGTTGTATGTTTGTACAAGCAGTGAGTATTCCTGGAGAGTCTAATCAGATTAATCCAGAAGGGTTACAAGTAAACGGATTTATTCGTAGTAATGTGGGAGGTGGAAGAGATACATTTCCTGTTTTATCTATGGTTTTTTTGGAAACCAATGTAAGTTTTGTTGATATGGTTATTAGACCATGGGTTATTGCAACTTCACATCTTGGTATGATAGCTAGAAAGGGTGCCGATAACTACAGATGTAATATTTCAGTTTATAAGTTAGGAGTTTATAATAGATCAACCCCTCCTTTTGTTTTACAAAAATTTACTTTTTTCGGTGCTTGTCCTATTAGTGTTAGCGGAGAAGAATACAATTACACACAAACATCATCTCCTATAAACAGAGAAACTTCTTTCACATATCATTATTATAATGTTGAAAATATGCAAAGTCAAAATTTAACTTTGCGTAAACAACATAGTTTTAAATGGTCTAGCGGTGGAAGTGTAGATGTTTTAGAATAATATGTAAATATTGATTTTTAATTTTATTAAAATAAAGTATTTATTGTGTCATTGTTTTCTAAAATTAATTTACAGTCTGATTTTGTTTTTTGTAAAGAATTAAAAGTCAAACATTTAAAGGTTATATATAAATGTCTTTTGGGAGATGATTCAGAATTTTTATTTTATAATTTAAATATTATTTTAAACGATCTCACTTCAAAAGAAATAGATAATATAAATTTTTTAGATTATTTCATTTTGTTAATGAATATAAGATGTTTAAGTATTGGAAATATTATTAACGTACAAATTTCAGAGGATACAAGTCTAGAAATTAATTTTAATAAAATTATAGATTATTTAATAAAAACAATAGAAATAAAAAATATACTAACCCCTGATAACATTGATAATATTGTTATTAATTATAAATTACCTAAAATTTTTGATATTATAGAATTCAATAATAACCCAGAAAAGATTCATTATTATTTTATTGATAATGTACAAATAAAAAATACAACTATAAATTTTAAAGATATAAATGAGTGTGAGTTTTATTTAGGAAAATTGCCAGCAAGATGTTTTTCTTTGATTAACAACAAAGTTAACACTATAATAAATTATTTTAATGAAATAAATTTATTAAATTACAATGAAAATATATCAAAACAAGATATTTCAATATATTTTAATTTTAATATAAAAAATCTTTATGCTTTAATAAAAATTTTGTTCGGAAATGAATTATTGTCACTTTATGAAAATATTTTAATTTTATGTAAACTTGGTAATTTTACTCCAGAATATATAGAAAATTGTACACCTGGTGAATACTTACTTTTCATGAAAAAAATGGAAGAAATTAGTAAGTCTAACAAACAACAGCAAAACCAAAAAATTAATAATAACGAGACAGAAGAAATTGCAGAAGAAGCCAGTTACAATCCTTACATGAATGATGAAGATTTACCACCAATTACATCAGAATTTAGTGGTTGAAATTATAGTAATAAACACTAAATAAAATTATGCAACCCGAAATTAACAATATTCTTTCTGCTCTTAAAGAACTAGATCAAAATACAGGTTTTAATGTGTTTATTCCTTCTTTACAAAAAGAAATTAAATACAAACAATTAACAACAGAACAACTTAAAAATTTATTAAAAACTGTAGTTGATTCACCTATTTATAATTCTCAATTTATAACCACTTTTAATAAAATCATCAAAGACAATTGTTTAACAGAAAATGTAAACATTAAAAATTTCACTATCTACGATAAAATTTTAATTTTATTTAAAATGAGAATAGAATCTATTTCAAATGAATTTAAAATAAATTTTACAGAAGATGAAATTAAAGAAAATAATTTAGATTATTCTCAAAAAATTATAAATTTAAATGAACATTTAAATTCGTTTTTACAAAAACAATATAATTTTCCTTCTGAAATTATAGAAAATGATTCTTATTCTTTAATTTGTGAATTACCCACAATCGAAACTGAAAACAAATTAGAGTCAGAACTCCACAAAAATATTAAAATAGAGGTACAGAACCCGGAGGAATTAAGAGAAATTGTTGGAGAAACATTTATAAATGAATTGACTAAATTTATTAGTAAATTAACTGTTGGTACAAATGCTTTAGATCTCCTTACACTTGATTTTAAAAATCGAATTAAAGTCGTAGAACAACTACCAACATACACCATTAATGGTGTTTTGAAATTTATTGAAAATTATAGACAAAAAGTAAAAGAATTAACTACTGTTAATATTAATGGTTTAGAAAAAGATTTACCAATCGACGCCACACTTTTTAACACTTAAACTTAGACCATCTTCTTAAATATTAAAGAAGATGGCCACTACAGTTAAACCTACCCCAGATATAGTAAATCAATTATCTCAAATATTAATTGATACATTTGGTGATGTTTCTAAAAATTTAGCTACTGAAATTAGTAAAAAAGCAGTTACAATTGCTAATAAAAAAACAGAAAGTATTTTTAATGAGAATTTAAAAGCTAAATTTAAAGAATCGGGGCTTTTAGGTTTTACAAAAGATTTAATTTTTAAATCTTCATCAAAAGAGAAACCCAAAGAACAACGTTTAATTAAAGAAGAAGAAGGCTCTAAAAAGATTTTAATTGATGGTCTTACTGACAAGGGATATCGAGATTTAGCCGAAAAAATGCCTGATATTTTAAAAGGTGTTTTTGATAAATTTAAAACAAAAGAAAATAAAGAAAAAGCAAACACAGGTACTGAAGGAGGAGGTCTTTTAAGTTTATTACCACCTGGTATAGGAAAATTATTAAGCGGTGCTTTAATGGCTGGTGGTGGTGTTGCATTACTTTTAGGAGGTTTAGCGGCTTTAATTACAGGACTTAATACAGACGGTCCATTTAAAGGTCTTTTAAAAATTTTAAGTAGAGTTGGTATAAGTGGAGGTTTAAAACTTTTAGAAAAAGGAGCTTTGAGTCTTATTAAAAATTTAAAATCTTTTGTAAATGCTCCTATTAAACTTTTTCAAACCGCTTATAAAGCTTTAAGAGGTATTTTCGGTAAAAGTGTGTCTAAAACTCTTACTGGCGCTATAGCAAAAACTCCTGGATTACTTACAAAGATGCTTGGAGGTTTGGTAAAATTTATTAAACCTCTCTTAAAAAGATTACCATTAATAGGTACAGTCATTAGTTTAAGTTTTGCTTATACTAGATTTAAATCAGGAGATGTAGTGGGTGGTATTATTGATGTTTTATCTGGTGTTGCTACTTTAATACCAGGCGCAGGAACAGCAATATCTATAGGTTTAGATGTTCTTAATGCATTTTTAGATGCTAAAGCCGGAGGAGCGACAGGAGAAACTAGTCAAAAAAAAGCAGGAATGATTGGAGATTTCTTTGGTAAAATTTATGACTACATCGGTGAAAAACTTAGTGGTGCATTTAGCTGGGTTGTAGAAATCGGTA